GCAAAAAGGGATCGTGTACAGTTTGCGGGCGCTACTCTCTCCGCGAGCTGGATCGCCTTTTTGTTGAGAACGTCGCGCGAGACGGAGAGCAGTTGATCCGCATGGTGTACTTTGACGGCCGCAAGCCAGGCGCGATCAACCCATTCGGCTTTGCCTTGCAATTGATCGACGCCGATCAACTCGACGACAGCTATACCCAGATGGCCGCGGCCAACGGCGTGCAGATTCGCATGGGCGTCGAAGTGAATCAGTATCAGCGCCCCCTGGCTTATCACATCTTCGACGGCAACCCTTACGAGGTTTCATTCAGCTCGGCCAATCGTGTGCGCGTTCCCGCCGATCAGATCGTTCACTGGTTCATCGCCCACCGCACCGGCCAGTCGCGCGGGTATCCGTGGTTCGCCGCAACCATGAGCCAGCTCAACATGCTCGACGGATACTTCTCTGCCGAGCTTGCCGCAGCGCGCATCGGCTCATCGGTTGTGATGTCGATTGAGAGCGCAGCCGACGACGGCGACGACGGCCTCAGCGGAGATGGCACGAACGCGGACGGAACAAAGGCCGTCGATATAGGCACCGGTATGGCGCTTGAGTTAGGTGCCGGGCAAAAGTTAGAGGATCACACCCCCTCGCATCCTACCAACGCATTCGAGCCATTCATTAAGCAATCGGGCCGCGTGATTGCCTCGGGCATGAATGTTGCCTATCACAAGCTCTGCAACGATCTGGCCGGCGTCAATTACAGCTCGGGCCGCCTGGGCGAGCTTGAAGAGCGCGATTACTGGATGGAGATTCAAACCTCCATGATCGACAACGTCAAAGAGCCAATTTATGAGCGGTGGTTAAGCTCCGCGCTCCTCAACCGCGCGCTCGATCTGCCCCTTGCCGATCGCAAGAAATTCAGCGGCCCATCGCTCAAGTGGGAGCCGCGCCGCTGGCCGTGGGTTGATCCGCTCAAAGATGTGCAGGCGTCGACGCTGCTCGTGCAGAACGGCTTTGAGACACACGAATCGATCCTCAACAGCCAGGGCCGCGATCTGGCCGAAACATACGCGCAACTCAAGGTCGAGCAGGACCTTGCCGACGAGCTTGGTCTGGCGCTCGGAACCGATATCCGCGGCCAGGGAACAAGCGAGATAAACAACGAAGATGAGACACCAGAGAGCGGCGGCGAGGGCGAAGAAAAACCCGCCGCCCAGGAAAACGAGAAACCGGCCAAGCCAAAGGCCAGGCCGACGCCTGCGCCGGCAAAGCCGAAAGTAAAGCGCGGAATGCACCCGGCCAACGCTGAGATTTGGGATTTGACCAGGGATGAGGACTGAAATTGGCGGGGAAACCCGCAGTCAAGGCACGGTGAATATATGAGCACTGAAAAGAAAACGCCGACCGCTCTCCCGGTGCAATATCGCGCCGCGGTGATCGACGCCGAACGCAAAGACGGGGAACGGCTCTCGGGCGATGATCCGGGCCGCTTTAGCTTTGTGGTGAGCAGCGAAGAGCCCGTGCGCCGTTGGTTCGGCGATGAGATTCTCCTGCACGGCAAAGAGAACGTGCGCACCGGCCGCCTCGATGCCGGCATGGTGCCCAACAATTTCAACCACGATCCCGATCAGCAGCTCGGCATTGTCGATAAGTACGAGCTGAAAGGCGGAAAGCTCCGCGTGAGCGGGCCATTCAGCCGCTCGGCTTTCGCGCAAGAGAAGCGCCAGGACTACGACGACGGCATTCTCAAGGCCGCATCCGTTGGTTACAAGGTTCACAAAATGGTGCGGACAGTCACCGAAGACGGCGACGGGGAAGAAGACCCCGAACAGGCCGCGCGGTGTGAAGTCCGCGATTGGGAACCGTGCGACGCCTCTCTTGTGACAGTGCCTGCGGATTACACGGTTGGCACCGGCCGCGCCGAATCGGGGAACGACGAATTTCCCGTCGATCTTGAAACCATCCTGCAGCGTGCGGAACCCGCGCCCGCCGCGCCACCCTCAATCGAAGTGAAACCTGCACAGGAGAAAAGAACCATGGCCGAAACGGCTGTTGTACCCAGCGCGGCTGAAACTGAGCTGAAACGGCGGGATGAGATTATGGCCGTTGCGGCAAACCCCGAGTGGTCGAAGTACCTCTCGGATGGCGATGTCCGTAAGGCCATCGAAGACAAGTCAACCCCCGACGCATTCAAGGATCAGGTGATCCGCAAGATCATCGAAGCCAACGATGCGGCCAAGGTTGGCACACTCGGCGAGCGCACGTTTGCCGACGCATCGTCCAAGGAACAAAAGAGCTACAGCCTGGTCAACATGCTGCGCTCGCTGGTGAATGCGGCCAAGCCTGGAACCTTCCAGGGCGCATACGAGGCCAAATTCGAGCGCGAGATGTCCACCGAAATCGGCAGGCGCCTGGGCAAGAGCACGCCCGGCGTCTTTGTTCCGCTTGCCGCTCTCACCCGCGCGCTGGGTACCCAGACCATCGCCGCCGGCTCCGGTCAGCTCGCGTTAACATCTGAGGCGGCTGCGGTTGAGACGATCACGCATCCCGAAGTGATCGAGCTGTTGCGGCATCGCCCTCGCGTCCAGGCGCTCGGTGCGCGCACGCTTGGCGGTCTCCAGGGCATCGTTCGCCTGCCCCGTCAGTCGGCAGCCGGCACATGGCAGTGGTTGGGTGAAGGCGCAAGCGTAACGCCCGCCGATCTCACCATGGACTTTGTATCGGTCCAGCCTCGGCGCGGCAGCACGCAGAGCGGCGTCGATATCGAGCTGCTGGCCAGTACCTCGCCCGATGTTGAGGGCTTGATGCGCGCGGATTTCAACAAAATCCGCAGCCTGGCGCTTGACTATGCCGCGCTGAATGGCCCCACCGGCGGCCCCGGCCCGCTCGGGCTGTTCAATGCCACCGGCCTGGCGCTCATCACGCCCAGCGGTACCGCATTCTCTGATGGCGGCAAGCCCCTCACCTACGCTGACTGGATCAAGTTTGAGACCACGGTCGCGGCGGCAGATGCCGATGTGGCCACCTCGGGCTGGATCGTTACGCCGGGCATCCGTGGCCAGGCTAAGGGCACGCCGAAGTTTGCGGCTGGTCTTGCCGAGCCGATCTGGCGTGAAGGTGTCCACGATCCCAGCGGGCTGGAAGAAGGGCCGCTCGGTTACAAGGCCGGCGTCACCAACCAGCTCCTGCAGAACCTTGCCGGCAGCGGCGTTACCGGAAACATCCTGCACCAGATGATGTTCGGTGACTTTTCGCAGCTTGTCCTGGCCGATTGGGGCGCGGTCGAAGTGATCTACGACCCCTATACGCAGGCCGGCTCTGGCGCAATCGTGCTCACCATGCGTTCGCTGCACGATATCGCCGTGCGCCATATCGCCGCGTTCTGCGGCAGCGTCACGGTTGCCATCTCGTAAACCCACCTAACCCCACGCACACAACGCACTGCAAAGCCATGCGGCCCATATACCGGGGCCGCATGGCGCAACCTTAACCCGGCGTCAGGACTTTGTAACTCCTGCCGCTCAACCGGCGGCCCGCTCATGGTCTGAGTGGGTTGATTCCTTACGAGGTGACCGATGCTGCAAAGCAAGATAACCAATGTGCCAGTCGATGCCGTTCTTCTTATCGACATGGTGATCGACGGTGATCCGACCGAGGCGGGCGAGGTAGTTACCCTGCCGCCACGCGACTATAAGTACCTCACCACTTATGGCCGCGTTCTGCCCGCAACCAAAGAGAACGTCGCGGCCGTGAAGGCCGAGGTTGCCGCACAGAAAGAGCAGGCGCGTAAACAGTCCGCCGCCAACGACGAGCTGGCCAACACCAAAACGGCGCTTGCCAACGCTCTCGCGGAGATCGAGAAGCTCAAGAAAGGGAAGTAACAGTGTTCGGCGATAGCGATCTCGGAGCCATCTTTGACCCGCAGGACTTCGGGGTCGCTATCGTTTGGACGCCAAACGGCGGCATGGGTGCCTCGGCGGTTGGCATCCTCGATGTGTACGAGGATGTGTTCAGGCACGGTGCCGGCCCTGGCGGATTCCAAAACACCGAGTTTCTCTTGCGGGTGCCGGCCGCCGATTTAGGCGGAGTTCCAAGGGCTTTCGATGTGATTACCATCGCGGTCAGCCCCAACCTTCCGCCCGGCTTTGTGCCCGGCGCTTACACCGTTAAAGAGCTGCCGAAGTGCCTGGACCCGTCGATTATCGACATGGTACTGAAAGGCCCCACCGCATGATTGCCTCCAATGTGCTATCCGATCGCATGATGCGCCCCTCGCGGGATCGCGTCGGCGTTATTGAAATTGATGGGGTGCTCCATGACTGTGCAACAGATCGCGCGGCTACGCGCCGCGGGGTTACGCATCGAGCCAACGAAACAGCCGAATGGAATGTGGCTGATGATGGTCTACATGAAACCGAGCGGCCGGGAAGGATAGCGGACTGATGGCGAATTCGATCTGGACCCAGGCCGCCACGGCCATCCTTTCAATTCTTAACATTCCGGCCGCGCCGTGCGTCTTCTATCGCGCACGCTTCGAGGCCGTGGCTGATGATGAGGTTGCCGGCAACCTCATGCCGCAGATCATCGATTGCCGGCAGGCCGATTCGGCCCGCGATTCAATGAATATCGATTTTTCCGTCGTGTTGCGCTGTTATACCGCCGCGGCGTGTGAGGTTGACCTGGCTGCCGATCCGCTGGTGGTGTGGGCCTGGCAGCAGATTCGCAAAGACCCCACGCTGGGCGGGCTGGCGTCTGACGCCTATATCGACAAGATCGAATTCGGATACCTCGATAAGGGCGCAAGCGATCAAGTTTGTGTAGATATCACGGTCCATGTTGAAGTGACTATAGGACGTGACGACCCAACCATTAACATGCTTCACCCGTAGCTCTCGAAAGGAATAACCGATGCCCACCAGCACACCCACAGTTACCGCAACGCCGGCACAGTCGAACCTTACCAATGTACAGTCGGTGGCGATCACCATTGCCGTTGCAGGCAGCGGGGCGCTGCCCACCGGCTCTGTTGTTATCACGTCGGGCGGCTACACTTCCGACGCGTCCACGCTTGTCAATGGCGCGACGGTTATCAACGTCCCCGGCGGGGTGCTCGCCGTTGCCACCGATACGCTCACGGCCGCCTACACGCCCGACGCGGCAAGCTCTGGCACATATGCTTCGGCCACCGGCACTTGCTCTGTAACGGTAACCAAGGTGGTTGTGCAGTTGCCGACAAAGCTCAAGGGCTATCAGGCGCAGCTCGCCTATAACCCCGGCACAGGCAATGTGATCGTCGCCGGGCTCAAGAACCTCAAGGGCGGCTTCAAGGTGGATGAGCTTGACGCCACCGACCACAGCAACAACGGCTGGAAGTCGATGATCCCCGGCTTGAAGGAGTTTCAGGGATCTGCCACTCTCGATTAC